GCCGTAGATAACATTGGTACCCTGGACAAGGACATTCTGTGCCACTGTGTCAAGAGAGTCAGCCATGTTGTAAGCGATGATGTCTGCAACTGCAGGGTCAACATCGGAGAGTGAGAACAACTGAAGTTTGCGAGTAACGAGCGATGCGTTGCCGTATTCAGCAAGTGTTACTGAAACGGTGTCAACATTGCCGAGTGCTACTGCGTCAACATCTGTTGTTTCTGATAGTGAAGCGGTTGCTGGTGTCAAATCGTTGTAGAGTGAGAATACAACGGATGACCCTGGCATAGCCTGTTGTACAGGCTTCTTATCCGCAACAGCACGAATCATCGGCTGGGCGCGGAGAGCAAATTCTACATAGCGGTCATACGCTGTTTTTACTAGACCAGCGAGAGCCGAGGTGTCTGTGTATGAATTTGGCATTGGGTTCACCTCCTGGTGATTGGTTGATGTATTGGTTAGTTATTACAATCCAAGGAGTGCATCTAGGTCCTCACGAGTCTTGGCTCCTGCAATCTTTGCAAACGCATCTTCGTCAACATCTGGCGCAGTGCCAGTGGCAACGAGATTGTTGATTCTTGCTTGTGCCGCAATCTCTGAGTTCTTCTGTACAGGCTTTTCTTCAGATTGAGTTTGGATTCCAAAAACATCGCCGTATTCATTTACCCATGTAGTAATTGCTTCCTCAGAGGAATCAATATCTTGTGGGATAAATGCAGCAATCTTTGGGTTTAATCCCTTAGCCTGTAGCACATCCTTGACAGTGCGTTGACGGGTCTGAGTTCTTAGACCTGACAACTCCTGTTCTAGTTCTTTTGCACGCTTTTCCAGCGCACGATTTACTTTGCGGAGTTGTCCGACAACATCTGTAGTAGTGTCGTCATCTTCGTCATCGTACTCGTAGTTATTAGGCATCAGCCTATCTCCCTTTGTTTGTAGTTGTATTCGCAATCCACAACATGATTCGGGGAAACCATGTTGGCTATTGCTCCCAGACTTTTACGCTCCCCTGGGCTGGTCGGTCAGGGTGAGGATTCTTTATATGTTTAAGCCAGTGTTTTGCAGTGAAGTTGCTGTTAATCCACCTCTTACTGCAAAGCGAGATACTTCACGCTCTGCACGGGCTTGAGAAGCAAGTGTCTTGGTTATATCTCCGCCAACTACAGCGCCGATTGCTTCTTGCTCTTGATAAGCAGTGCCTTCAATTCCTGCTAAACGACTTTGTTGTGTAGCAAGTTCCTTGGCTCTAGCAAATGATTGTGATAGTGCAGCATAGGTTGATGTACCTGTTGCACCAATCAAAGCCTCAGCAGCACTTGTTCCAAGTGTTGTGATACCAAAACCTGCTTTAACAGATGCTGCACCAATCTCTGCAGTTCTAACTTGCTTCTTAATAATATCTATACCCTTGTTTGGGTCTAACAGATAAGCAGTTAATGCTGAATTGTCTACCTCTGGGTAATAAACCTTAAACTGTGTGATGAGGTCTGGATTTTCCTTGACTCGTGTTGCAGCCAAATCAACTCGTTCTTCAAACTCACGAGGAGAAACAAGGTTAGCAATATACTTTCCAAGTTCTGTTCTTGAACCTAAAACGCTTGCATCTAATCCATAGGCTCCAAGAGTTTGCAAGTAGCCTTTTTCCATTGAGATATATGTAGCCTCACTAATTGCCTGTTTAGCATCACGCAAGGCTTTCATGCCAGGAAATCTAAGTTCGTAGGCTTTTGTCTTTGGCAACTCTAGGCGAATCTGGGCTGTTGTAAAATCTTGCTTAATCATTTCATCAACAACATCTGCAAGGTCAGCCAAACCCATATCAGTTAGGGCTGCACGAAACTCTTGTTGTGCAGTACGGCGTGCTTGTGTAGCAACATCAGTAGCGGTTAATCCAGTGGATGATGTTCCATTACTTGAGCCGAAAAATCGGTTACCACTACTACCATCAGACATTCCATCATTTGTTCCAGGAGGAACATATCCTGATGCAAAGTCTGTTGGTCCAGGTCCTATTTTTCCAGGTCCATAACCAATGTCCCAACCTGCTTTAGCCATGTTCTGACCCTCAAGCGTTTGGGCAAGTTTAGATGGTGCAATTGGATTGCCCGAAGCATCGTAATATGTTTTTAAATTAGTTGCATTAGGGTCGTATCTATCTGTGCCTTTTGCTGAAGGGTCGCTAGTTTTCTGCAAGGTTAAATCTATTGGCGCACCAGTTACAGGGTCGTACTTTACTGCGCTGTATACGCCTTCAGTAAAAGAAGGAGCAAGAACTGTTTTTCCCTTTAATGCATTTGTGCTGCCTGGTACTACATATCCCATTCCACCAAAACCAGCGGAGCCACCAAACTGCTGTGTGATTTCTACTTGGCGAGCAGTGATTTGTTCTTGGATTGCAGAACGCGCTGCAGGGTCTTTAGTTTTGCTGAGTTTTAATTGTAGGTCAGCAAGTATCTTATCTGGTCCAATTATGTCTGCCATGATTACCCCGAATATCCAAACATCTTAGCCAAGTCAAGTGCCATGTTGCTGTAGGTTTCCTTTGCATTGCGGGTGTACTGCCACAGTGGGTCTTGTTTTAATTGCTTAGTAAAGTCTGCGAAAGTGCGAGCATTGCCATTTTGATTATCAATAACCTTGCTCATCAAGTCTTTCCAAGTGATGGCTGTTGAATCAACCTCAAGTAGATTAGCCATTTGAGCGCGGTAACTGTTTGTTACCTCATATAGGTTACGACCAGCCTTTAATGATTCAAGGAACGGCTTGTACTCAGGAGTATCTATTGCCATTTGCTTGACATTGTTTAGCCAGTAGTTAATATCTCTGCCGTCATTTGGGTCCAGCAGGGAATAGTTAATAGTTTCTTGCATAGTCTTATCTAATGAAACGCCATATAAATAAGCCTGCTGCTTTACTTGGTTGTAATAGGAACCAATGGTTCCGCCACCAGTAAATAAAATGTTACCTTTAGTTGCTAGGTAGTTCTCAATTTGGTTATCATCCCAGTTGTTCTTAATTGCTTCCATGGCAATGCCTTCAATGAAGTCTTTGTTGTCATTGACTTTGCCAGTAACTGGGTCCACGAACTGCGCAGATATACCAAGAGCCTCTAAACTGTCATTGATTTTATCAATGTTGTTCTTTAGTTTTTCAGCAAATGTACTTTTGTTGCGCGGGTCATTGGTTTCCAAGAAGAATTGTCGCAGGCTTGGAAGTGTGTCTAACCACCATGAAGTCCCCTTGAGGGCTTCCATAAATGTTTTTTCATCCCACTTCTGGGCTACTGCTAAATCAAATAGTTTGTCAATCTGGTCTTTCTGAGTCTTATCATCAAGGTCAGAAAATGTTTTGCGTAGGTAACTAATCCAAACTTGCTTGTTATCTGTGTCACCTTTAGCGCCATCACCAGCGCCTGCACCTGCTCCAGCACCTGCTCCAGCACCAGCGCCTTTCGGAGGTGTCTTTAGGACAAGGATGCCGTCTTTATATTCTTTACCTTTATATGTTCCAGTGTAAAGGTCGGCACCTAAACGCAAAGGCTTGTCAGTTGTACCTGAGCCTGTATAGCCTTTAGCGCCAGATTCTTTAATATCTGCCTCACGCTTTTTGTTATAGGACTCAGCAGTGGCTGCGGCATCTGCTTCAGCCTTTTTAATTTTATCTCTGGCTGCCTGCGCTTTGGCTTCATCGCCAAGGGCTTCAGCACGCTTTAGTTCATCTAAAGCCTTAGCCTTTGCTCTATCAGCGCCAGCCTTTTTTGCGTCATCACGAATTTTTTGTACTTCAGCATTAGCGGCAGCAAATTCTTTGCGCAAACCTTCAAGGTTCTTTTTAGCCTTTTCAAACTGTGCGCTACCAGGCTTGGCGCTTTTAATAATTTGCTCATTTTGATAAATGGCAATACCAATTTTGCGTAGGCGCTGTTCTGGGGTTTCTACATCAGGTGCAAAACGCGGATTTGGTTGTGCCATTATCCCTGAGCCTTTCTTACATCTTCCATGACGGCGCTATAGATAGCATCTAAGTACTTATTCTCCTGGCGCTTTCGGTATTCTGCAGTTCCCTCTACAGCCTCAACAAGAGCAGCCTGACGACCAGTGGTTGATGTGTCTTTTGACTGATTCAAAAAGATATTAACACCCTTGGTGTACTCAGCACCTACAGCATTACGCCCAAGTAACTGTTGATAAACACTTTGCACATAAGCAGCAGCCTCTTGTTGTGTAAAGACTGGACCCTTAGAGGTGGCATCTCCGCCCAAGCCAGCAGCCTGTGCTGCAGCAACTAAGGCTGCAAGGTCAACGCCGCTAGACTTCTTACCAGTACCAGCAGCAGTTCCTGATTGAGTACCTGGAGTTTCTTTTTTAGCCATTAGACCACCACCGTGTCATTGATAAAGTAACGATTAAGGAA